GGCAGCTAACAATATATTGGCAAAAGCAGGGCTGATGTGCTTAAACCAACAGAAGTACACTTATTTAACTTTTGTTTTGACATCGGCAGTAGTACTTCAATTCCCCGCCTTTGCCAATATTTTGCCGTTATACACCATTCCCCAAAACCTTCATCATCACCCCTACAAACTCACTTACCGTCAATTCGCTTATCTTTCGGTTATCAGTCTTGATGTCAACGGGAGCGAACATGGTTTGGTCGTAGGCATCAATAGCTTTAAGCCAATTAGCCCGATTACGTTTTACGTCATCAATGTGTATGGATACTTCGCCTACGATCCGTTTGGCATCAATTACATTAGTAGCCAATAACCGCTTCATTTCGCGGGTTAGTCGGTCGGCCATTGTAGTAACGCCAACGCCTTGACTTATGGCGAATTGCTTTTGGCTTAGTCCGCTTTCCAGGAATTTTTTGAGGTTTGGGAAGTGCATGGTGGTTTATTTATTCGTCCTAACCAAATTACCGGCCTTATCACGCTTCACATAGCCTGCATTAATCGTGTAATCTATACACAGGTCCTCAATGATGTGTTTTGGGTACTTATTCCCGTTTGGCTTATCTTTCAATCCGATAATCTCAAGCGCTTCTAATACGGGGTAAGGGATGTCGATATTTTTTCGTTGTGTTTCTTGCATACTATTCGTTTCTGCAAATATACACCAAATATTCAATATACACCCTATTAAATATATTTAACAATTCGATAACAATATAGGTAGCGGGTGTATGTGTATATGATATATCTTTGTGTCAACAAAACGATAAAGCAATGAACACGGTATCAAACATTTACAAATACATTCAAGGACTTAACCCATCAAGTGTTACCATATCCTCAATTGGTAACGTAATTGATGCAAGTCATCAACAATTAGCAGACAGCAAGCGTATGGAAGTTATGTCTGCTCTTAATCAAGATACATTAGCTTACAAGATCGCTTCAACTGCTGACCGATTCAGCGCGAAACAATTATGGGTTATCGCTTTTGAATTAGAAAAAAACGTAGACTTCGTTAATGTTGTAAGCGACTTCTACAATGAATTACATATGGAGCGTGAAGCCGACCGCGCTCATAAATCTGCTAAACGTCAAGCGAAAAAAGAATCAAAAAAACAAGTTGAAGAAGTTAAGTCCACCAATGTAGCTGCATTCAATGGCTTATCTGCTGACGTTATGCACGCACGATTTGGCAAGGGTGTTAAGGTTAGCGAAGATGACAAGACCATAACCGTGTTGTTTGAATTACATGGCGAAAAAAAGTTAGTTAAAGCCTACGCACAATTACAATCAATCTAATAATCATTTAAAAAACCCAATAACATGAACTTCCAATGTCAAGACAAACAAGTATCAGTTAGATTTGCAGACTCTTTGCCATCCGGCTATGGCCACAAAAAAATAAAGGTCGAATTAGAGTGCGAAGGTGAATCAGAATCATTCACAGCAACTACTAACTTCATGCCCGGCTATGACGCGGCCAATGATTTGGATGGGCAAGACAGATACGACGCTCTTTACGATTTAATAGAATCTCAAATCGAAGGCGAAGTGATAGAGTGGCTCACTCAAACTTTTTCTAATCAATCAATTTCTAAAACCCAAATAACATGAGAATTCAAACATCATTCCAAAAGTTTCGCCCACTTAAACAAGGCGGTAAAAACCAATTACAGGAAATCGTAATTAGTTGCAACGTAAGCAGCCCACGCGAAGCATACGACCTATCGCATGAACATTTCGCCATTGATTTGTATATTGACCGAAAATTTGTCGGCGACTTATCCTATATCCTTGCCGAAGTCAATGACGAGGCATTCAGAGATATAATTGATTCAATTGATTGGGATTATGAATGGCACGTTGCAAACGATAACAGCCTTGATGATGACCAACAGCGGACTGATTATGAGGATAGATAATTGAAAACACTTAAAAAATAAACATCATGAAAATTTTAATCACAACAACAACAACTCAAGAAAGAGAAATCGAATTACCTCACTACATCCGATTAAGCGAATATCAATGCTGCATGATATTATCTGAAACAGAAGTTATCTGCGCCAATGTTTGGGATGGCCCGACATTAAAAGCAGGGCAAATCGACCAGAGAAATAGCGCTAAAGAAGTGCTATCTTATAAACATGAAGAAATCAGCGCAAACGAATTCAGGGCGCACATTTACCGGGCCTATGAAATATGTGAGGAGGTTTATAACAAATCCAATATTTAATTACCTTTAAACCTAACCACATGACCCCAATAGACATAACAATTCTAATCACCTTAACAATAGCGGTAATCTACTCCGCTATTGTTTTAGGTTCATACTCAAAAATCACCCCAGATGATGAACAGATTTGATGCCGAAATAGAACTGCATATATTACTGAATAAACGCAGCACAGACTACGAACAATTATGCGACCTATACAACAAGATAGGCGCTGAATTGAGCCGGGATTGTCATCAAGGCCTATGCACTTACAAATATGCAACAAACAAGCTAAGAGGACTGGAGGATCGAATAACAATCAATCAATTAATCAATCAAATATCATGCAACTAATATCAAACACAATCGCAACCACAACCGACGAATTAACTGAACTCATGCAGTTTTGTATCCTTCACGATGTCAAAGGCCCGGTCAACATCACATTTGAAGATGGGCAAATCGAAGTTTGGCAGCCGTCACAACAACCTGTGGCCGAATCTGTCCAAAAGAATCAACGACGCCCAACGCACGATGAGGACTCATGGCATGCGCATGAGTTTGCGGGGTAAGCCTATGGCCTTACAAATCCGTCGCAAAAGTCAGCTAAATTTGCGACAAAATAAAAAATAATTTGTATATCCGATATACATTAACTATCTTTGCTTATTATTAATTAAAACCCCGATAAAAAATGAAAACTCACTTCAAGAAACTAAAAAACCCTAACTACATCGGTTCATGGGACCTGATGGACGAAGAAGGCCGCGTTAAGGACCTAACCACGACAATCACAGGCGTAAAAAAAGAAATGGTCCATGACGGAAACGGAGGCCAAGAAGAATGCCCTGTGGTTCAATTACATGGCGTGAAACCATTAGTTGCTAATTCAACAAACCTCAAAGCCATAGCGAAGGCGTTAGGTACATCGTTTATCGAAGAATGGATTGGCCAAAGAATCACATTGACCGTAAAAAAGATTCGCGCATTCGGTGAAACACATGATGCGATTCGTGTATTACCACAAGCGCCAAAGAAGCCGGACCTGTTACCGAATACCGAACAATGGACCGCTGCAAAGGCAGCGTTTGATTCGGGTTCATACACCATCGAACAGATTAAAACAAAGTATTCATTAACCCCTGAAAACGAAAAGTTACTATGTTCAAAATAAGAGCCAGCGCAGCCAATACGATTATGACAAACAATCGAGCGAAAACAGGCATGGGTGAAACCGCGAAGAATTATTGCAAGGATTGGGTATTGTTTCAAATCTATGGACGCTCAAAAGAGTTTTCATCAAAGTACACCCAAAAAGGAACATTGCAGGAGCAGCAATCAATCGAACTCACATCTGCTTTCATCGGGCAAATGTTAATCAAGAATGCTGATTGGTTCGAAAACGATTATTTCACAGGAACCCCCGACATCATAACAGCTACGGATGTGATTGATGTCAAAACATCATGGGACTGCTTTACGTTCCCATACTTCGAAACAACAGCCCCTGAGCAATATAATGACCAATTGCAGGTGTACATGGATTTAACAGGCAAACGGTCCGCAAAGTTAGTGTATTGCCTTATTGATACGCCTGAATTCATTGTAGAACGCGAAGCCAGATCGAAAGCCTATGACATGGGCATGGATGAAGTCGATTTGGATTTGTACGATGAAGTCCTGAAACGGCACACGTTTAGTAACCTTCCGATTGAATTACGAATTAAATCGTTTGACATCGAATACAATCCTGAACGAATCGAACAGATTAAAAACAGGGTAATCGAATGCCGGAACTATATCGATACCGTCCATATTTCCACCCCACAAATATTAACCATCCACGATAAGGACGTGACCGTATTTGACAAAATACCGGGTTAGGGGTAATCCCGGCGGGGTCGGTGTGAGGATGCCGGCCCCATATTTTTACAATTTAAAATAAAATAACAATATGAAACTAACACCACAACAAGCGCTCGAAGAAGCGAAGAAAAGATACCCGAAAGGGACTATTTACAAATGCGCCACCGGGAATTATTTTATATTTAGCGTTGAATCAGTAGAGGATTTTAGTATTTACCGACATAAAATTCATGCAGAAGAAGGCAAAGGAGTACTTTATGATTTACAAACCGGCCAATGGGCAGAAATCATATCCACCCCGAAAAGCCTTGAAGATAGGTTGGTGGATGAGTATAGGTTTAAAGTGAAAGCGTTTGGGCCTAATGGCAAAAAATTTGAATTGGAAAACTTAACAATATACATAAGGAGTAATGACGATAGTACATTAAATCATTGTGATGTATTTATAGGCACTACCATTGTCTGCTCCAACCCCAACAACCTTGAGGACTTCATCAAGGCTTATTTGAGGTTGTTTTAAAAATCATTAAAAATAAAAAATAAACCCATGACAAACGAAAAGAAACTTGAATACATACTTAATGCGGTGGCCGAAGAATGGGGCGTAACCGTTACGCAAATCCAATCCAAATCAAGGAAACGCGAATATGTCGAAGCAAGGCAAATCTATTGCAAATTAGCAAGAAAGCTAACAGGCGCACCATTGCTTACTATTGGCGAAACACTTGAAGGACGCGACCATACAACGATATTACATAGCGTTAATCACATCAATGATATGATTGATACCGACCCATATTTAAAACGCAGATACGGCCTGATTTACTTCAAATTGATGGATGAACTTCACCCGCCTGTTGAACCCGCTAAAGGAATCACACCACCATTTCCCGGCGTTGCATTGCTTTACAGGCCGTATCCTAAATTAATGATGCAATCGTAAATGTCGCATATTATCAACAATAACCCCGTTAATGTGGGAAATAAAAAACAATTATATTTAAACAATCATAAACCATGAGCAGTTACACAATCGAAGGCCGCGTATTATCCGTCGGTCAAACAGAACAAAAAACAGAAAAGCTATCTATCCGAAAGTTCATCATTGATGACGAAGCACCGGAATACGCTAACCTTTTCGAATTCCAATTGGCAAACGCAAAGACCGAATTAGCAGACAAGATTAAAACAGGTGACCGGGTCCGGGTTCATTTCAACCTAAAGGGGCGTGGCTGGACTTCGCCAAGTGGGGAGGTTAAGTATTTCACGTCATTGGACGCATGGCGTATTGAATCTCTTGATGTGCAGCAACAGGAACCACAACCGCAACAACCACAACCCGCACAAGCACCCATTGAAACGGATTTGCCATTCTAATTATGCAACACATCATAAGAATCGATTGCAAGTACAAGGGCCGCAATCTGTATGACTTAACAGATTCGGCCTTTGTCATGTGGTATATCCGGCACTTTAGGATTATACTTGTGCCAAAAGAATTAAAAGATTTGATGAATAATATACCAGAAGAATTCCTATCTTAGCGCTTCAATTAATTCGTGTGATGGCGAATGATTCCAAAAGACATTTAATCTAAATGCTCGACTGCATGAACCTGTGTTACGCACAGCCCATCACCATGTAAGTCGGGCATTTAGTTTTCAATAATGAATAAACCAACATTAGACCGATGTTATAGGCTCTTCGACTGCGGTTACAGCCTGATTACGGTTGGCGAAAACAAGCGACCAAACTATGCATGGAAGCCATGCCAAAACAAACCACTTGAGAAAGCAGCGTTTGAAAAACAATATCAATACGCAGGCGGTTACATCAAGAAGGACGGCGAAGAAATGCAGGCCACCGTCGGGGTCGGGCTTGTATGCGGGTTCAATGGCCTTGAGGTCATAGACGTAGATTTGAAGGTGTTTAACTCACTACCTGAACAACAGGCCTTTTGGGCTGAGTTATACGCATACCTTACAGATAACATTGATGACTTCGATCGAAAGTTTGTTGTAGTCAAAACCCGCAATCAGGGTTATCATATCCTTTACCGATGCGAATTCGTAGCGGGTAACACCAAGATTGCTAAACTAAAAGGACATACCGAAGCCGTTATTGAATCCAGAGGCGTAGGCGGCTATGTGTTTATCTATGACAATCAAATAAGCCAATTAGGGTATAATGATGTGCAGGAGATAAGCAAACAAGATAGGGAGATACTTTGGAACATTTGTGCCACTTTCAATTACGTTGATGAAAGCAGGCCGATTGAAGCCGAAAGACCTATAAAGCAATATGAAAAATCAGACGTAACGCCGTGGCAGGACTTCAACGATAAAACCGATATATTCGACATCATTGGCCCCGACTTTGATATAGTAAGGCAATTGAGCGATAAATACATCATACGCCGTCATGGTGCAACAAGTCCGCATAGCGGGTACGTTTATAAGAATTCGGGATGTATGTATCTTTTTAGCACTGGAACGATTTACCCACATGAGAAACTAATCAGCTCCTTTAGCGCATACGCATACAAGCACCATAACGGCGACTTCTCACGAGCTGCATCACAACTATACAAGGACGGATTCGGGAGCCGTACAAAGGAAATAAAAGTACCTGAGTTAAAAACCGAAATTGAGGACATAAGCGAAGTGGCATTTCCGTTGGATGTGTTTCCTGCACCAATTCAGGAATACATGATTCAATGTAACAAGTATCTGAACCATAGTTTTGATTATATGGGTTGTTCGATGCTATGGCTTTTGTCGGTAATTGTCGGTAATAGCATGCGAATCAAAGTAAAAACAGGATGGAGTGAGATAGCGACGGTTTGGATTTCGGTCGTAGGTCAAGCCGGAATTGGTAAAACACCAAGTATTGATAGTATTATATTCCCATTACTCAAACAAAACAGCCGTGAAGTAAAGCGGTACATCAAAGCTCTGAAAAAGTTTGAGGAATACAGCAAGTTAAGCAAAGACGAAAAGCAATACACAGAGGAAGCTAAAGAGCCTACGAAATCACAATTCATTGCCAATGACATCACATTGGAGGCCCTTGTTGAATTGCATGGCGAATCAAAGGTATCAGTCGGGGTTTTTAAGGATGAATTAAACGGTTGGTTCAAAGATATGAACAAATATAGGGCGGGTTCTGATTTGGAATTCTGGTTAAGTACATGGAGCGGTAAGTCGGTGGCATTTAACCGGAAAATGGCAAAGTCCGCCTTTGTAGATTTGCCAATTATTCCGGTATTGGGCGGTATTCAGCCCGGTGTATTGGCCTCAATGTACACCGAAGAAAATAAAGAGAACGGATTTGTTGATAGGATGCTGCTCACATTCCCTGAGTTACGGGTAGATGAATACAATGAGAATGAAATTGATCCCGTAACCGTTCAATGGTATGAGGAAGCGGTGGTATCAATGTATGAAACCGTCCGTGAAAAGTTGGTCGAATATGACTTAGAAGGGGAGGTCGTGCCGATGTTGTGTAATTGGTCACAGGAGGCAAAACGGGAATGGATACGGATATTTAACAAAATAACCCATCAACAGAACAGCGACGAAATAAACGAATACGCAAAAAGCGGACTTCCAAAGATGAAATCATACATCCCCAGATTCTCATTGTTGTTGCACTTCTTAAACGCATCGGTTACGGAAACGGATGTAAATATCAGGGAGGTGTCAAAACAGGCCGTTTTAGGCGCTGAAAGGTTGGCGGAGTACTTCACCTCCATGTCAAGGAAGATAAGGTCAACAAGCAGGGATGAGGCCCAAATAAAAGAGGTATCAAAGAGCAATCAAGGGCGGACTCCGTTCGAAATTTTTGAGGCCATGTATCGCAAAAATCCGAAGATAAAAACTGCTTCGGTAGCTTCACAACTTGAGGTAAGCCGTCAAACGGTTTACAATTGGAAAAAAGAGTTGGACAAATTGTAAAAATGTAAAATTTGTAAAAAGTGTCAAACGCAGTAATATGTAAATCGTTGATAATCAGTCATGTAAAATGTAAAGTGTAAAGTTGACAAAATTGAAATGAAAAATAAATGAATAAAAAAAATGTCAAAAAAATAAAAAATGTAAAATTTGTCAAAATTTGACACTTTTCGCCCGAAAGGCCTATAAATAGGGCATTCTTGTTGTCAAATTTTTGTCAAATTTGTCAAAAAAGTGTAAAGTTATAAAAAATCATAATATGAGTATAAATCTAATCACCCAAAACGAATTCGAAGCCCTATACAATGAGCGCAGAAAACAACAAATGCCGGTCGGATTCTTTAAAAAAACATGGCCGCTGATGACTACAAAAGTCATCAAGAAAAGACAGGACATTTACAAAGCAGACGAAAACGGAGTGCCTACATTAGTGGAACGAATACCCGGCATATCAAAAAAGGCATTTAACACCAATAACTTCAACGCCTTATGTCAGGCGGTTTGGGAGTATTATACCGGGAACGTACTCAAGCGGATATCATCTGAGGGGAAATACAGAGTCGGTGTAGGCTTCATCCCAAGTACAAACAAGGGATTTGCAGACCTGCATGGGATGTACAAGGGTCGGGCCGTTTACATTGAAACTAAGCAACGCAATGAGAAGCACCTAAAAAGCCAACAGGAGTTCATGCAATGGGTACGCGAAGGTGGCGGGATATACCACACCGTCCGATCATTCGAGGATATGTATTTGTTAACGCAAAATATTTTAAAAGAATTTGTGGAATAAATTTGTTCGTTTGAATATACGGTGTATATTTGTGAAAGATTTAAAAACAAAACACAATGACAGCAGCAGAATTAAAAATCGGAGATACTTTCAAAAAACAAGGTTTTAAGTTTACCGTTCAAGAGATCACATCTGATAATTATAAAAACGGAAAACCGTCAATATTGGTGTCTTGCACAACAAACGATGGTAAAAAAGTAGATAGCTTTTTTCACTTTAAACCTACTACTAAAATTAAATAAAAAATGGGGCAAGCGCCCCATTCCCACATCTCAATCAAAATAGATAACGCTAAAAAGTAAAAGTATGAACCAACCCCACCCAACCTGCGAAGCGGTAAGAGGAATTATACTAGGCATGGCAATAAACACATTTGTCTTTAGTATAGTACATTATTTCAAAGATGATTCAGAAAAGGCATTTGCCCGATTCGCCCTATCCATGCTCCTACTATCCGCGTGGGGCATCATGGAGCATATTAAGAATTATTTAAAATAGATAACACATGCAATACCTAATAACAACAAACGTACAACCACCATTCCTAACTATATGGTTCGATGCCGAAAATCATTTTAACCCCTGTGTTAAAATGGTCGTATATGACCTGATTAACCACGTTTATACCACAGACGGGCATACGTGGGAGCCGATTAATATTGACCATCTTTAAACCACTAACCCATGCCCATCCAATCAATAATCCGCAAGGCCATAACAGACCATCTTGTGAACCATCAAAACAAAATAATAAACAATGAAACTACTCCTCACAATCCTGCTGCTACTTTTCGCAGCCGTTCCGGTAATCGAACACAATGAAAAAAAGATGAAACGTAAGTATTACCTCGGAATCAATTACCTAATCTATATCGCAATGGTTATAGATTTAATTTGTATTATTTGGATTTATTAATTACCTTTGCCCTAATCCGTTTTCATGTTGTTTTATCAATTTCAGAAAAAGCCCTAATAGCTGGGCTTTTTTTGTTTAAATAAATATTGTGTATATTTGCTTTGAAATTCAAAGTGAAACAGTCCTAAAACAGTCCATTTATGCCAAACCCACAAAACGTAGTCGGTAAAGGGACGCCGTTCAAAAAAGGCCAATCAGGAAACCCGAACGGACGGCCTAAAGAATTGCCGGCGTTGAAAGAATTGATGAAAAAAATAATGTCAACCGAAGATAAGAACGGAATACAAACCGCCGAGCAGATATTAGAAGCGGTTAAGAAACGGGCTTTGGATGGTGACATAAAGGCCGCTGAACTGCTTTTAGACCGCGCTTATGGCAAGGTCGTTACGCCAATAGCTGAAACCGATTCCGAAGGCAAAGACAAAGAGCATCAAGTCTTAGAACTACCCAACGGCGCGAAAATAACAATAGGATAAATTGCAATTCAGCTTTAAAGATAGACCCACACAATTCAATCTGTTCCAAACCATTATAGGCGCAGCGCAGGGACTTAACCCATACAACAGGATTCACTCAGGCGGGGCAATTAGGGGTGGGAAAACCGTTACCAATTCCCTTGCCTTGATTACACTTGCAATTCAGTACCCGTTAAGTAAATGGAGCGTTCACAGGAAGGATTTGACTATCCTTGAATCCACAACCATTGAAACATTTTCAAAGATACTCAGAGGCTCAAAAAAATGGCATTGGAGCAAGTCAAGGTCTAACTATCATTTGTTGTACAAACCAAACGGCGCGCGGATATTTTTTATAGGCGCAAATGAAAGCAGGGATAAAGATTTTACCGACACTTTAGGGCTTGAGATTAACGGCGCTTTCTTTGACCAATTGGAAGACGTGAGTTATGAATATTATAATGCAGTCCTTCAGCGTGTCGGATCGTGGCATATTCCTGATGAACCGAATCCGCTTGTATTGACTACCTGCAACCCGCACCCCGGTTGGATTAAAAAAGAAATCTATACGCCTTTTAAATCAGGAACATTACCACAATCGGAACTATTTGTGCCACTTAGCCCGACGAATGAACCATCAAACACTAAACAGCAATGGGAAGTGTGGAATAGAATGCCGCCCGACATCAAGGCCCGAATGATTGAGGGTGATTGGAATAGCTTTGAAAACAAAAACCCTTGGTTCTACGCATTCGATAAATCAAGGCATGTGTATTCGGAACGCATACCATTTAACCCCGCGTTCCCACTTATACTCAGTTTTGACTTCAACATCGACCCCGCTACGTGTGTGGTTTCTCAGTTGGTTCCGGGTGCGTTTATATTCGTTTTGAAGGCATACAAGATACCGAACTGCACGATTTCACAACTATGTCAGCGCATACTTACTGATTTTCCGGGAGCTGTTTTAAGGGTAACCGGTGACCCATCCGGCCACAACCGTAATCAAGGGTTTAACAGCCCGAATGCCACCATGTACACCATGATTCGGGAGGCGTTAAAAATTAGTTTGAATCAGATTGATAAATGCCAAATCAACTATTCCGGTGAGAACGCATGGAGGGAAATAAGGATTTTTGTAAATACTATTTTGCAGAACCATGCAAAGTTGTACTTTTGTCCTGTCGGAACCGTTGACTTAATAGCTGATATTGAGTTAGCTACGACTGAGGAAGGTAAGGATAAGATGTTTAAGACATCAGGCAATACCGAATATGGTATGCACTTAACTGATGGATTCTTATATCTATTAACTACCTATCTGAATGACTATATGAAAACTTTTAAACTATGAGATACCTATTAATAGGGCTGTTTGCCCTCGCTTTGTCGTGCAATCAATCGAGCAATCCTAACTATCAATTACCGCCCGTGTCGGGTTCTATTTCGTATGTGGTGAATCAGACAGATACCGTTACGTGGTCAACAGGTAGCTTCGGGTGGTTGGGTTCTGTTACGGATTGCCAGCCGTTTGTATTCAGTCAAGCACAACCGGGAAACGCACATAACGGGATTTCATTCCAAATTGTAACCGATACGCTCACAACGGGTTGTTATAGCGATTCGGATAGTTGGACGTGTCCACAGCGCCCATTTTATGCATGGGCAAAGCATAACAACATCGGTTATACAATGAATCATGGCGATGGCAGTTCATATATCGAATTCACAGAGATAACCGATACCACAATGTCGGGATTGTTTCAACTCAGGCTGTATAACAACACAGATACGGTCTTGATTCATAACGGCCTGTTTAACATAGTGAGATTTAACCGCGCATGATTATAGCAGGCATAACTAAGGAGGTCAGAGTCGAGATGAAACACATGGCGAAGCTATTGCCTAAGAACGTCTTAATCGAAGCCGGAAAGATGCCCAAAGCGGTTAAGCATCTTGACCACTACCAACGCATGAGGTCTGCTTATATCATCAATGGTTGGCCCGGCATCCTGAACTATATCCTACCGTATTACAAGCCCGGAACTGAACGCGATCGAATCACAGAACAACTAAACAAACTAACAAATGGAGGCAATACACCCACGACTTAGGCGTGAACCCGTTAAGGTCATAGACGGCCATAAGTTTTACGAAATTCATCACGCAGATGAAATCCTCTATCAACGTTACATGGAGGCCGAAATACAGGAGTTATACATCAGGATGGGCATATCTGAGGACTTCTTAGATAACCTGATGTCGGAACTAATCGACCGCGCTATGTCAATCAATGACATCAAGCAACTAAAGCAGGATTGTATCGCTATCGGTCAAAACATAAAGGGCCGAATCAAACGCATTGCTGAAATGCAGCACTACGAAGATTTGGCCTGTGTTTACTTCATGATGGATGATGAACCCATTGAGATGGATCCCGAATTCCAAAAGAAGAAAAAAGAGGTTTGGAGGAGGGACGAATCTAATAGGGATTTTTTTATCACAAAGGCCTTCGCCTACATCAACAACTCAGCGGGTATATCCAACAGCGATATATTAGCCGTATTCCAAGCCGTAAAAGAGCGGCAAAGTCAGTTGCCGACATTGGATTAGAGATACAGGCCAGAATTGAAGAAAACAATTACCTTATCTTCACCATAGCAGACCGCAAACCGTCTGAAATCAAAGAGGTAATGAAATGGAGCGTCGAAGCGTTTTATCAATTCTTATACGCTAATTCACAAGCGGTTCGACGGTTGGAAGCCAAACAAAAGTCGGATAAAAACAGGTCTGAGGCCATGAACGCAAAAAAAAGAAAATAATTCCATCGAAAGGCTTTAATTTTGTAATAATCTTTGGCGCGCTTCGGCCTATTTAACTGAGTAAATCTAAACAAAGGGTTTATTTATGGCTGAAATATTTGACGCAATCGCCCGAATTAGTTGGGATTCAAACCTAAAGGAGTTGAAGCAAGTTACTGATGAAATGAAGCATCAGGATAAGGTTTTGGACGAACTCAGAACCGGCGGTGCAAAGTTAGAGGAACAAATACGCAAAACCAATGACCCCGCAAAGGTTCAACGGCTTACAGGCGAACTCAAGAAGATGCAGAGCGCAGCGGATAACATTACGACCGCGCAAAAAAAGCAATTAGACTTAACAGAAAAACTACGGCGTTCACAAAAGGACTTATACGAACAACTCAGAAAGACAAACGATCCGGCAAATGTTCAGGCATTACTCAGGGAGTTAGGCAAAGTCGATAATCAGTTGGCCGCGATGTCAACTAAGGCTCAATCATTTGGCAGCAAGGTATCATCATTTGGGAGTAGTTTAGCGATGGGTTTGGGCATTGGTGGTGGCATGGCATTGTTTCAAACCGCTATGAATGCGGTGAGTGGGTTTATAGGTGATGCGACTGATGAATTTCGCGAGGCAGAACGGGTTAGCAACGACCTGAACCGCGCCTTATCCAACATCGGTAAGGGTGGGATGTTTGATGAATTACAACGCGAAGCAAATCAGTTATCTGAAAAATTTAATGGCCTATTTGATAATGACGACATAATGAATGCGCAAACCGCGCTTGTAAATTACGGCAAAGTAAGCCGTGAGGAATTGTCTAAGTTGTTGCCGGTTATCATTGAATTAGCTTCAGCAGAACGAATCGACCTTGCAAGTGCGACCGAAAAGGTCGTGAACATCATGGAAGGCAGAGGAGGTCAAACCCTTAGAGATTATGGTCTAAGTGTTAAGGGCGTGAAGTCAGAACATGACCGATTAAATCTTGTATTGGGCGACTTCTACACAAAGTTGCAGGGGTCAACAGCTATTTATGCGCAAACCGCTGAGGGTATCGAACAAAAAAACAAGATGTTACTCAATAACATCAAAGAAGATTTCGGTGGCGCTTTGGATTCGGTAAAGATGAGGTTCCTGCCGTTTCTCACTGAGATTCTGAACGGGATAAATTACACATTTGAAAGTATTGACGAACAATTCAACAGGCGTGTAAACAAAGATGCGGGCGCTTTAGCGGGTAAGTATGCAAACGACCCCGCCGGAATCAAGAAGATGGAGGAACAGGCCATGTTCTTTGCCCGTAAAGCGGTGCAATACAAAGGATTTGCAGATAATGCACAGGCCCGACTTGATGATGCCTTAGCAGGTAGGCGTAATCCATTGGATGAGATTCAAGCACGCAAAGACCTTGATAAATACTTAGAGCAGTTTAACCAATACGTCCAACGTGCAACAACTTTAAGAAGGGCGTTTAATCAGTTGACGCAGGGCAAAGGTGATAACGCGCCTTTGAATCCGAATGCAAAACTTTATGATGAAGTCGAGAGCGAAGTAAAGAAAACGAACAAGGTTTTAGCAAAGCCGGAAAACAAAATAAAAATAAATGTTATTGTAGGTGAAACACCAATTGAGGACTTAGATAAACCCGGTTCAGGTTGGGCGTTCTACAAGTTAATTGAACGCGCCGCAAATGAGGCCCGGCAAATACAGGCATCACAGGATGAACTAAGTATTCAAATTAGTTCAGCGCGTTTGCTTCAACAACTTGCACGGCAGGAAGTGTTTGATACCGCCGTATCAGGAGCCGAAGCCGGTGTACAAGAGCATAAATCAGCAGAGGAACGCAAAACAGCTATATCTAAATCTGAATCCGACAAGCGCAAACAAATCGCACGTCAGGAATTATGGGATAATACAATGGCGTTGGCAGATGCAACGCAATCGCTTTTAGCTACCGAACAAAACAAAACAGACCGACTCATTCAATTGCAGGAGCAAAGAGTTGAAGCCATAAGAGATAGTCAGGAAAAGGGGTCTAAGGAATCACTTAAGATTGAGGAGGACAGATTAAACGAACTCTTAGCCAAACGTGAACGATATGAGCGCCAACAGCGGGTTATTGATGCAGGGGTGATTGTTGCAAATCAAGCCGTAGCAATATCGGGAGCGATTCGGCAAATAGCGACTTCGAAAAACTTTGTTGAAACCGCCGCAAATGTAGTCGCCATTGCAGCGGGGATAACCGCCAGCATTGCAGCCATTCGGAACGCATCACAAGAATATCAATTCTACGATGGTGGGTACACGGGTGATGGGCCTGCGGAGCAAGAAAGCACAGCCGTAGGCCGTAGGCCGTATAAATACCACAAACGTGAATTCGTTATGGATCACGACCTAACGGCCAAACATAAACAAATGTTTGAAGGCATACACCAACGCAAACTAAAGGTTATGCGGGCAAGTAACGGATATTTCGTAACCGATACCCTTGACATTGACAAAGCAGTAAGCGACCACCAACAAGCGCGGTCTATGTCATTGGATATTAGCGGAGTTGAAAGCAAGTTAGATAAGACCAATGAGTTACTAAAAGAGCGCGAAATAAATATTTACAACGGGTTTGATTCCGGGCAGTTCGCTACATCAATTGCAGGTCATCTGAACCGCGAAGGGTTACGTATTAAAATGGCACGCTTATGAGTTACAGGGTAGAACTAACGCTCAATTGTAATAACTTGACGTGGGTAGATTACAGCGACTATGCCGACGTTTCAAAGATGGTAAGATACCGACAATTAGATGCGGACAAATCACCGCTTAGACGGACTATATCAAGCGTTTTGTTTAGCGGTTCTGCCTATGTCTTTATCAAAACAAACCTGATTGATTCCGTAAATCGGGCCTCAAATAATATTTGCGTAAAAATTACGGATTTGAATTTCAGCGGCGCGCCTCAATATCTTTTTAAGTTTGAAAATCGGTTGCTCCGATGGTGTGATGATGATAAATGTGAGTTTCAGGCAGACCTAACTGAAGTAAATATATACAACGATTGTGCAAGTTATACACCCGTTGCAGATAACCACGCAAACGAATATCAGGAATTCCCTACAAGCGGTTACCCACACCCAAGATTCCGGTATTGTGACGTTATTAAACCCACGTTTTTATTCGGGGCGTTGGTGACGTTCTTTAATTCGATTACGCTTTTATTGGCTTCATTCAATATCATTGTGGTAACCATTAATGCGGTATTGGGTGCGCTTACTTCAATCATAGGGAGTAATATCCCCCAGATACCATTGCCAAGTACATTAGCTGATTCGTTTTTAGGATGTGATAGGGGTTGGCCTTCGCCTTTTGTTCGTAATTACATGAGTAATGTATGTTCTAAATGTGGAATAACAATTGACGGAACCAAAAGCCCAATATTTCACGATTCAGGAAGTATCTACTATAATACAGCGGTGCTAAGTGCATACACGACAAAGGGCATTAAGATGTCAACGGCTAAGGGGTTTATTCCGGCAAATCAGCCTTCATGGACATTAACGGCATTCTTCAAAACATTGGTTCCTGTGTTTAATGCAAGGTGGTATATCAGCGAAGCGGGGGCGGCGTATTTCGACCGAAAAGACCGAATAGGGGAGAACATATGGGGTACAACTCCGGCCATTGATTTGAGTGGAGCAGATGCGGAGTATATGCTTTCATCTGTTTGTTACTCATGGAACGGCAAAGGCAAACCTTATCGAATCTATAACAAGTACGGCCTTGATGCAACAGACGCAATCGGGAACGAATTAATCAAACGATTTAATGGCGAATATCTGGATTCATCAAGCCCGAATTATACAGATACGATTGAATTCACTTCAACGGATTACAGCGCAGCTTCCTTTGTTTTGGATGGTAAGGATTCGCCCTGGGATATTAACCTGGTTAAGTCCGTAGCTAATCAGTTATTGGTTTGGCAGGGTAACGGTGATGATTGGAAGCATTGTCTTAAATCAATGACCGACACACTGCAACTTGCAAAACTTATCATCTATGACCCATCCAGCGACATAGAAGACGCCCGGGCAATCAAAGCACCTTATGTTGATTACCTCACTATACCCGCTTTAGATGATGACGACCCAAGCGATTTAAGCGGAACCATCATAAACCCTGCTGATTGTTACTACTACAATCATCCGATGTCGCATGACCCAGACGCAGCAGCGGTAAACGATAACCTTTGGAGTGAATTTCATTCAATCGATGCGCCCGACCCAGCGAAAAAAGATGTGATTCAATTCGAAGTTATATTGGATTATTGCAAAGAAACATACAACACCTTAGACATATTTCAGACAGTCGTAATGCCAAACGGAACGGATGAAGGCGAAATCGAAAGCGTTGAATTCGATCATGGCAGACGGCAAATCAAGTTAACGGGTAACCTTAAAAACTAAAACGAAATGAACCAACTTTGGGAATTATCAGATACAGACTTAGCTAATTGTGGATTAGCAGATAACGATAAACCTTTCTTTATTCCGATACGACGTACCGACTTTTTAGCGCTCCGGGTAATTGTGCCGTATCAATACGTTACCCAAAACGGCGGCGGTCTGCCAAGTGGAACTAATTGCACATTGAGTATCGTTGATGAAACCGATTCAACTACTTATGTCAGCTATGGTGCGACTTCTACAAATCGTTGGTTATTGGGAACTTATAATGCTTCGGGGCATGCCGAATATCAAATACTTGCACCGATGCGACTACCAAATGCAGCGGGGCAAAACTTTTCAGTTTATTACTTCGATGCAGTTGCAGGTGATATTATCGAATTAAATGATAACGGAACCGTGTACTATTTCATTTACGGCACACAAGAAACCCCGCCTCCATTTGTTGAACTAAAGGCAGGCCGTTTATGTATCGGGTTAAATGTAGCTACTATTGGAGGCGTAGTCTATAAAAAGAACGGCACGGTATCTTCGCTTACAAGTATAGCTTCAGCACTTGCAACCGGAACGCATGAGGGCTTCGGTTGTTTCAGAGTAAAGTTTACGGCTAATTTTACCACGTTGGGAGTCGTTAAAACATGGTATTCAAAACCGTATAAGGTTCCGTATTGTGAAGATAGTTACCCGTTATTGACCGCTACATTTCCAATTGCATTGACGGACTGCGAAGGCCATGTTCATGAAAGCAGTAATAGTTCATTTTGGGATGCGGCTAAGTTGTTTCTTCGCATTCCTGCAGACCTTGACCGCGAACCGGCACGAATCAAAAAAACATACAACGAAAGACAATTCTGTTATAAATCAGAGGTCATCAAACAATACCGGTTATTGTCTGAACCGATACCGGAATTCTTTGAATTAGCTATACTCAATCTATTATCAGCACGTAACTTCTACGTTGACAATATCGAATACTTTTTTGAACAAGAAAATTTTGTAGAAAATCCTGAAAATCCTGGTTATGAATTCAAAAATTTAAACGTACCTTTGCTTTCAAGCAAGTGCGAAAAAACTTTTGTTTGTTCTTAACCAGGTTGCAAGCCATTTAATAACAAAACAAAAAACATAAGCAAATGCTATCAACTTGTAATAGTGCGTGTGTAGATACTTTCACACTCACAACCACAGACCAATGCGATATTTATCAGCGTTCGGAAATTCCTGTGCGTTTAATTACTGCTACATGTAACACTACGTTTCCGACGGGCGTTTATGATGATTTGGCTTTAGCTACTGCGTTTGAAGCGCTTGTATCTATTGGCAATATCAGTGCCACGTTTGAACTTGCTGAGTTCTCATGGAGTGACCCAACGACTACGACTAAACAATATCGTAGCCGGCGCAGTCCTGCTAAGACAATCACAACAGGCCGAACATTAACCGCTCGTGACTACACCGCTACGGATGTAAACCCAGCGGGTTCAGCATCACCATTCCATGACCGAACCGTGTTTGTTGACGAACTGCAAAACGCAGCAACAAAATACAGAGGTTGGATTACTGCGGATGGTCGTATCTACTTATTTTTGAACGTAAATAGTGAGTTCATGTCTTATGACGTGAATCATTGGTACGGTCAAGATATTGAAGTGGAAGGCCAAGTCGTTGAATTTAAATCTATGAATATCAATTTCACAGGTGACCCAATCGCTACAATGAAGTTGCCGTATCTGGATTTGCTTCAAGCAGACCCGACCGACTCATTAGGTTTGGCATGGATGTACCGCGCTAATTAATTATTTTAAACAATCAAAAACAAAAAACAAAACAAAAATGAAAAAATTATTTTTCTTTATTATCACCGTGTTATGCTTCACGGCTTGCAACCAAAAAGCAAATGCACAGACTAAGTTATACGGCTCACACACATTGTTTGATACCGTAACAAATGCCGGTACTACTTATTTGACCACTCAAAAAGGTGTAATCAATGCAGGTAAATCAGGACGTTATCGTGTGGCATTGAAAACGACCAACATTTCAGGCACATCAACTTTCAAAGCAATTCTTCAAGGGTCATTTAACGGTACTGATTGGGTTAATTTCTATGGAACAGCCGGAACAACAGGCATTCAATGCGATACATTACAGGTAACAAGTGCTGCACCTGCTTACTTCATTTGGTCATTAAATCCGACTCCAACGGTATTATCTAATTGGGGTAGGGTGTTATATTTGCGCGTTGCATGTGTCGGAACCGGCACACAAAGCACCCGCGTTGAGGCCGAAGTAATTACACAGGACTAAAAACAAATTTGGATGCAATTCCAAGAATTCCAAAGGCTTTATAAAGCCAACAAAAAACACAAGGATTTTCTACCCGCTGGATTCGTTCAGCGGGTGGATACCTCCTTAGCAGTTCAGGTGCATTCAACAGGAGCGCGCCCCGATTTCGTATTGAACGGAATGCGCATTAAGCCTGAGACATACGACACCCGTTATGATGAGGTGTTTAAGTATAGACTGCTTAACAGACACCCAAACGAAAACGACGAGCATCACAATTGGAGGCGGTCAGTTTATGCTCCAATCGGGAAGGAATTGTTTGACCGATTCTTAGAAATGTCTAAGGGTTCTATATTACAACCCAATAACTTTAGCATTTCCGTTGATGACCCAAGCGGTCAATACGTTACAAATGAATTCCTGCGAATCATGGCAATGGAAGCGCTCGAATTCTACTTAAACAATCCAACGGGTTACACAGCGGTTATCGAATCGGACAACCTCGAAAAAGATGACAGCACAGAGATAAAACCGAAAATGGTTTTTATCAAGTGTGAGGACATCATACAACTTGACGAAGAATCAGTTGTTTTTAAATACAAAAAAGAAATCATTTATCTGAATGCTACGGAACAAATATTTGTTTTGTCCGGCATTCAGACTACTCATAATTTCGGTTTGATTCCTTTTTGGAACACCGATAACGCATTCATGCAACCCTTTGTTATTTGGGCTGAAAATCTTGTTCGCAATATGAACGATGACGAAGCCATGACAAAGCATTATAGCTACCCGATTAAACAGGTAGTATTGCCTGCATGCCCTACGTGCTTTGGCACAGGCCATAAAACGATTGAGGATAAAGATAATCCGTTGAATAATAAGGTCGGCATGTGCGATTCATGCGACGGACGCGGGACTATATCAGTAAATCCCGGCGACAATTACACAATGTCTGAGGAAAAGTTGGCGAAAAACGGCGGTCAAATGTACGACGTTGTTAAATTCCACACGCCGGACGTCGGCATACCTCAATATCATCTTGACCGTTGGCAGGTCTTTTATGAACGCGCCGAAAAGGCTTTGTTCCTGAGTAAAAAAATCAATGCTACTGAAAGTGGTGAGGCGAAAAAAGAAGATAGAAAAGACCAATATTATTTCCTTTTATCGTTATCAAACTTTTTGTTCAATCAAATCGAATACGGTTTAAAGTTCATAACGGCTTACATCAATTACACTACAACGGGATACACACCTCAAGAAGTTTATTTAATCAGACCTAAGCAATTTGACTTAATGTCTGATTCGGATTTGGTAAACGAATTCGCAGCCGTTCAGGGCAAAACAGATGACGGCATGATTCTATCTGAGATGTGTTTCATGGTCAATTCAAAGGTGTTCCGTGACGATCCCGTAAGCATACGAATAAATGATGTGCTGTATTACGTTGACCCCTTATACGGCGTTTCAGGCAATGCATTGAGGTCTAAACTACTTTCGGGGGTGTTTACCGCTATGGATAAAACTATCCACGAAAAAGGCTATATGATTTTAAAAAACATAGCCTACGAAAAAGGGCAAAAAGCATTCATTGAGGCCGATGTAAACACATTGATTACAGAGGTAACACAACGCGCTATGGGTATGGTTCCAACCGGAATTTATGAATAAAATAATTAGCAGAAACGAAGCATTAAAACAGGAATTGATTGATTCAATCCTAAAGAAGATGCCTGAAGTTGAACGAGCTATATTGGAGTCCATTTTCAAAGAGATGGATACCATTGATACCACAGGCGGTAACTTTTCAAACGGGATATTAACAGCCGAGCAATTACTCAGGTTTGAGGACGCTATCAATACCGGCCTAAAAACGGGCGGTTATAATAAAACAGCAGAAGTATTTATCAATGATTTGGGCAAAATCACAATCAACACAAGCGGCATTTTGGAGGCCGTCGGATATTCGCACCAGAAGTTACCGTTATCAAAGATTGAAAAGAAATGGAAGGCGCAGACCGCAGAAACGCTAATGAACTCCGGCATAAACGAAAGTTTTAAGCGCCAAATATTACAGATACTTGATAACGCCATAAGTTACGGCGAAAGCATAGACGGGGCAAAGAAACGATTAACCGAATTTATCAAATCCGGCGATGATTCATCAGGCAAACTAAAGTCGTACATCACCCAAACGGCGCGTGATAGCGTTTCACAACTTCAAGGCCAACAGATGCAAAGCCTTGCAAATGAAACAGGATACAATACCGTTCTTTACGTCGGTGGAACGCAAACAGATAGCAGGGGTCAATGTTGGCGGTGGGTGCGTGAACTCAATGGAAAAATACCGCGTGACAAACTATCCGAAGAAATCAGAAACGCCTACAAGTTCGAGAAGGCAAAACGGGAATTCCCGATGGGTCATAAATGGTCGGGAATGATGCCGAATACAACGGTGGAAAACTTCATGGCAAAACGCGGTGGGTTCAATTGCACACATACTGCCATCCCATCAAAAAAAACTTAGTAGATATTTAAAAATATTATAACTTTGTAAAAACTTTGTAGGCAATGTCTAAAGCAACCCGAAAGAAAACACCTGAACTAATCGAAGAACAATCAGCAGAAGCAGTTGAAATCGTTGAAACAACATCAGCAGAACCGACTCTTATTGAAACCATTATCGAACCCGTTGAGGACAATACTCAAGGCGTTACGGTTCAGGCTCACACCGCGCCTGCTTCGGGTATATTAAAGGCTCAAGGCGTTTATATCAAATCCAAATTAACCAAAAGAATCATTGCGGGGCCAATCGATATAAAGATGGCGCGTCAACAAGTTAAGGAATACCCAAACCGCGTTGAAATTGTTGAAGAAAATAACTAATCTATGGCAAAAAAAGATAAAGATATGGAACCAATGGAGCAGGAACAACCCGCCGAACTCATGCCCGAAGTGGATGTAACGATTCCTGCAATCGTGCAAAGCCCACAAGTAAAACCCGGCTATGTTATCATCTCTTTGAAAACAGGAGGCGAACCGGTTACAATCCATCAAACACAATGGCCTATTTATGAGAAGTCCGGCAAATGGGATATTGTCGTTGAACATAAAAAAAAATAACTATACATTCTTTTCAAACCTATAAAAACCAAACCTGCAAAACATGTTAACCTTAAAAAAGTATCTACAAAATTTAGGAATCGCCCCAAGTGATGAACTCATTGCCAAATTAACGGCAGCGGACGCCGAAGATGATGATACCGTTCAGGACTTGTTATCTAAGTCGCAAACCTATGCCCGTCCTTTTTTGGAGTCTGAATTCAGCGAAAAGATGAGTGATGAACGCAAATCAATGAAGGGTAAGTACTTCAAAGAAATGGTACAAAAGTTTAACAAGCAATTTGGTAACCTGTTGACATCTGGCGAAATAGACAAGATTTTATCTAACCCCGAAAATCAGGGCCAAACATTTGACGCCGTTATTGCCTCCATTCATGCCAAAGCAATTGAGCAGTTATCGCCGAAAGAAAGTGCTGAATTACGCCAAATGTTGGACGCTGCCAATGCAGAGAAAAACACATTAAAGGAACAACTTGAGGCCAAAGATTCAGAATACGAACAGCGTTTAAACGCCCGTATTTCAGAGATTGAAACCGACCGTACTTTGGATTCTGAGTTATCCCGTGCCGTTTCTGCAATTACAAGCCTAAACCCAACGGCGGCAGCTAAATTGATTCGTTCAGAACTAAAAGCACGTGCCGTAATCAAGGCAGGTAACGATGGCAGATTGAGCCTGTACGACATCAAGAACCCGGAAACACCATTGAAGAAATCAGGAACAGAATTATACACCTTTGATGCGCTTGTGGCCGATATTGCCCGTGAAAACGAACTTCCGGCGAAGAAATCAGCGGGCAATGAAAAGGTAAACATTCAAACAACAACAGAACAAAAGCCAATGGCCGCCGCTGCGAAATCAGCCGGAACATTAGCTGAGGTAATGTCAGCGGTAAGCGCTGGTTAAGAAAGACACTTGCAACCCGCCGTTTGGTTACGGCACATAGAACAAACAACATTTGGTGCGTGGGAGTACCTAATAAACACCCACAAGTATTAAAAATGTTGGCGGTTCCTGCCTTTGAAGTGGAACAAAAGATTTATAATTGTTCACTTCAAAACTAAAAAACAATGTCTAATAATTGCACCCCTAACGTACAGAAAGGGATTTTCGACCTCTATCAAAACAGAGGTTTTCAGGCCCAAACGGGTCTAATCGACGCGGCTTTCTCCGCTCAAAACGGCGCTCAAGTTCAGGCGCAGATGCTTCAGCAAAACGGCCTTGAATCAAAGTATTCAATCACTTACCCGTCTGAGGTTTGTAACGCCGTTGTTGATTCGTCAACAATTGCATGTAGTGATGTCCCTGTTGGCACAGGCGCGCCAACGTGTGAATCATTTGATTCATTCACAGGGCGTTCAAGTATTTGGTTTAAAACCGGTGTTTCTCGTTTCCGTGACTTAGGTAGTTTGACGGTTCAACAAAACATGTTTCATGCCGTTTATCAGCAAATGCAGAAATTAAAGGCTGAGGCTGATTTAATCGGTATCACAAGTTTGAACACAAACGCGGGTGAAATCAACAGCACAACAGCAACGCGCTTGTTAAAGTTAGTTGACTTCGCTACGGGTAAACCTTACCCTCACACAATCACCATGATTGAAAACGATTTTGCAGACGCGGGTTATCCAACGATGCCGCTTTTAATCGGTAACCGTCAAATAAACTATTTGCGTAACGCTTCAAATCGTGGTGGTGTAAGCGATCAAGGATTTAACAATGCGAACTTGTTGGACGTTCCGGCATTCTATGACATCAACATCAATGCAACCAATACGGCCCCTACATTGGGCGGTGGTAATGAGGTTGTGTTTGCAGTTCAACCGCAAATCGTGAACCTGTTAACATGGTCTGAGAATTCAGGCCTGTTTGCAAGTCGTAACGGTGAGATTGATTGGTCAAACATGGACCCGATGGACTTGATTAACACAAACAATGACAGCTACATGCATACGGTCTTGCAAGACCCTGCAACAGGCATGTTGTTTGATTACGACTTGGTTTATGACCCACGTTGTAAGTTGTTCACATGGAAGATTGACCTTAAATTCAAATGGTTAATCCTGAATCTGACCGGATGCAAATTCTCAGATTTCAACGGCATTATCAAATACGATATTTGTCCGTTTGCTGACCCAGCTTGTTAATTCGTAAACAGGGCGGGTTATGCCTGCCCTGTTTCATTTAAAAACAAAAATAAATGGCTTGTTTAGATAACATCATTGCAATAAAAGACCCATGCACGGGGGTATCGGACGTAACGCCTTTAAGTGGTTACCACATCAACGATTACCCAGGCATTACTATGCAATTCGCAGCAAACGCAGCAGATGAACGCACACAAACCGGGTTAAAGTTTTTACAAGATGTAAGACGTCGGGCAATGATGAAACTGAACGCCGACATCAAGGCTTATATTAATTCGGAGTATAGGGTTAATTCAATCCCATTTGATGTTTATAAATCGTCTGAATTTGTCACGCCTTCAACGGTTGCAACAACAGGAGGCGTAGGTAACCGGCGCGGGGTTGTTGTATCGAAGGTGAAGGTGTGGTGCAGGTTGTTTAAAATGTGCGTTACCCGTGTTCGTATCTACTCAAATCAGACAATAGATACGACTTTGAGAATTACCGATGTTGGAACTGGGACGGCTTATAACGTAGCGGTTTCATTGGTAGCGGGTAACATAACGACATTGAATCTAAACAAGGTCTTAGAAGGCGTTGAAGTACAAGTAACTTTGCCATCTGATATTAGCCTTTACAGCGCTAAACCTAATTGCGGGTGTAATGCTGATAAAAGTTATCTGCTCACACAGGGTATTAGTTACAGCGGTGGAAGCTATACATTGAACTCAAATGAGACCTACGGAATTGAAGTTGATATGATTTTGAAATGTGATTTGGATAGCGTGGTATGCGACATGGCTACGGATGGGCTAATCGGTCAAGCCGCCTATGAATTATGTGGGGCAATGGCTTATGATGAATTGTTGAGGAATAACCGAATGAACTATTTGACCATCTACAAGGCCGAAGAAATCAAGGCGCAGGCCGTCGCAGGTTTTGAGGCATATCGTGACTACATGGATAAGGCCATGATGGGAATGAGGCAATATCTTACCCGTATGGATGGAGGTTGTAAATGTGTGGACTGCTCAGGTTTACAAATTAAATCGAATGTATAATGTGGGAGGAGTTCATAGGTAGAATCGAAGGCATGGCCGAAAATCTTGACAGACAAATGCCGGATGTATTGGCTATTGAAACAATGGCCGATTTAATGGCTATGCACAAGAAAAGGGTGTTTGATTTGGGGTTGAATTCGGACGGTGTGCAGATTGGTGAATATTCAACAGACCCGGCTTATTTTTCAAAGTCGGCATTCATCAGAAAGGCCGCGTTTAAACAACAAGGCAAAGAAAAGAAGGGTAAGTTCAAAAACGGAAACGAGCGCAAATCCATGTTTATAACTACGGGTTATTCAGGATTCAGACAAATACAAGGGCGTGAAGTTGATAATGTGAAAACTAAATTCAGTGGTGATTTAGAACGTAGTTTTCAAATTGTAAAAGTAGGCGAATCCGTTTATTACGGAACAACCAATCAAGGTGCTTCTGATAAGTTTGAAGGCATGACTGAGAAATACGGCGAAATCTACCCGCTCACAACCGAAGAAAAACAATTTATGCGTGAGGACGTAATCAAACAAGCAATCATCATAGATAAACGAACGAACTAATGAAAGAGATATTGGAAGCCATAAAAGATTTTGCGCTCACTAAGTACACCACGTTTATAACGGGGGCGGCTCCTGTTCGCAAAATAGAAGGCAAAGATATCTTAACGGATTACGACGGGCAAAACTTCGAAGGAATAACCGATACCAAAACAAAACATTTTTATATCAGATTCACGGGCCGTACTAACTACGATGCACAACGAAGAGGTGCAAATGTTCAGTTTTATTCTGCGGTAAGTGAGTGCCGAATTGTTGGGGTCTATGCCAATGGTGATTCAGAAGAAATACTAACTACTTTAATCAATTCGGTAACGGCTAAAGGCCATACCGTTTTGCGTTCAAATACAGAATCTACGACGGTATTCAGAGAAGAAACCGGAAAAGATTTGACCAATAAAAACTTGACTTTGGTATCAGTTGACTTCAACATAATTCAACTCATATCTGGTCGTAATTGTTCACTAAACCCATGCGATTGTTAAATGTGCTGCAATAACCCAATAGATTTAGGATGTAAAAATAGCTGTGAAGCCATAACGCTTGACATCGGCGTAACGGGTCAAAGAAAAATATTTATCCGTTACGACCTAAACGGGGCCGAAGTTGAACGCGCATATACCGTTGACATGGATAGCGAAGTACTTACATTGCCGGCTGATTTCTTTAACGAAGATTTAGATACAACCTTTGGCGTATTCGACCAAAACGGCACTCAATTAGCCTGTGCAAAGGTCAAGATAATGCCATGTGCGAAATCAGGAGATGCCGAAGAAAATACGGTAGATACAAGTTGTTTGATTGGGTTTATCTCATGCACAACTAATACGCTTACCGTTGAAGTCGCTATTCAATTTAGTGATAACGCAGCTATTGAGGACGGCACGGTTATAAGGTTGGGTTTTGTGAGTAGCGTTGATTCATTTACGCCTGATATTGAAGTGCCGCCGGGAGTTACTTACCTTGATGTCAACAATGATAACGAAATTATTATACTTGATGCCGCCGCTATGTTTGCCGGTGCTGGATGCGTTGTAAGGGTTAAAACCAACAATTCGGGCTGTACCAATACAATTGACATCAAAACACAAGTCGAAAGTTATGACGGCCTTGCATCTGGCTATAACGTAGGCAATAATCCTTATTCACCAATTTATATCTATACACCATGACCGTAGAATTTATTTTGACTTTTTTAATCTTTGCCTTTGCTTCCGTCGGGATCGGGAATCTTTATTTGTATCTGATTCGACCGGCTCAGTTGTTCGCTTTCATGCAGAAACCACTTGCATATTTCAGCAATAAAACCGGCCTGCTTTCGAAATTCATTTATAAGTCAATCGGCGGCTGTGGTGTTTGCACCGTGCAAAGATTTACAGACCTTACGTTTGCGTTCTTGATTTATCACTTTGAATTACCGGGACAAACATGGGCCGTTTGCCTTGAGTGGTTCGGGTTCTATATCTTATTTGGAGGGCTATCCTTCTATGCTCAGGGACTTGCACAAAAGCAACCAAATGAAACCATTAAAAACATTGATTTATGACCACTAAACAATTCAGGGCGGGTGATTCCGTTTATTTAATTCAATACGGCGGGTTTGATTACTTGGCATATAGCCGAACACCCGTGAGGGGTACGGTTTTTAAACGTCAAGGAACGACCGTGACTGGGAGCGTATCACATGCTTATTCGGGTTCCTTTGATGATGACGTAATTGCACAACTAAATGAGGTCGATTACATCACAGATGATAACGGGAATGCCTTTTATCAGGTCGTAAACTATCAGATAAACAACGGAATCTCAAGACCACCAACAGCGTAACACATGCCATTCTATATTGATGATAATAGCCTAATTGAGAACAAACGCCGTGAGGTATTGTTATACTCAGACCTTGACCAGACCTCAGACGGGCCGGCTTCGAAGGGGTATGTGGATGCGCATTCAGGAGGTATGGTTGTGACTACCATAGAAGTCGATTTCGGTCGCACTCCATTAAGCAGAGGAACATTCACCGTAACGGATGCGGGGGTGACATCAACAACGAAAATAATGATATGGCAGGCCATGACATCATTAACAGGTAAGGGTTCATTAGCTGATGAAAACGAAATGGATACGTTGCTACTCAAGGCCACAGCGGGAACGGGTAACTTCAAAGTTAATTGGGAGGCAAACGAAGGTTTTGTTTTGGCTCCCGTCATAGCAGGCGGATTCGTAAACGGGGGTATTTTGACATCAAGGCCAAACACAGGAACTTATCCAACAGCAGACATAAACCGACTTTTCCAGACCGTAAAACTTGGCAAGGTAGTCGGCAATTTCAAATTCAATTACATAAAAATATAACACATGGCAATCATTCAATCAGGTGCTTCAGATAGCGTAATCGTAAACATTGGCGAAGCAGTCGCAAAAGGCTTACATAACATTGCAAAACCACAGGATTACGGCACATTAGGCCACTATGCGGTATCGGTTCAAACGGGGTCAGTCACAGCGGGTGCTGCGGCTAATAGTGAATATGTGCAACTCCGTTGGACGGATGCAACACGTGTTTGTGTCATCACCGAAATCGTATGTAATGGCATGATAGCATTTACCGCTTTTGCTGCGGGTTCAATTACCTTAAATGCAACTATCTGCAGAGGTTGGTCTGGCGATGGCTCAGGCGGCACTCCAATTACCTTAACGGGTGACACAAACCAACTCAGAACATCTATGGGCGCTTCCCTCATGGGTAGTGCAAGAATAACCACAACAACACCATTAACGGCAGGGACAAAAACCATTGACTCCCAACCCATCGGAATGATTACATCTCATTCAAGCGGTGGGGTTGCATCAGCTACGCCCATTATCGGGAGCATTTACCTACCAACACCACAGCTATACAAGTGCGACCTTGCAAGCGGTGACCATCCAATAGTATTGGTTCAAAACGAAGGCTTAATCATCAGGGCAACCGTTCCGGCAACGGGCGTATGGGTAGCGGGTTTTACAATCAAATGGATGGAATTATCGGCATTTTAATCACAACTAAAAAATAAATATCATGGCATTTTACAACATTGCTTCAGAAACAACAACAAATACGGATTTGGTAATAACTATAACCGAATGCGACGGGACGGGAACAAGTACACCGGCGGCAAATTATTCATTTGCGCTTTATCGTAATCCTACAATTAGGTATATACCGGCTACAACAGCGGCAGCGGCACGTTTTCAAGTCGTTTCTCAGGACGGCGAAAAGTCACCAAACCTGACTATGACTAACGTAATAAAACTAGACGGCACGGCACATGGCCAAGCTACTACGGTTGCTTTGGCTACTGCAATTAAAGTTTTACTCGTATCATAACCACGTCACCAATAAAAACAAATATAATGGCAAACATTAGCTTTCTTCAGCTCGAAGCGGGAGACCCAATCATTCTGATTGATGCACGACATGAATCAGGCAATCTTAAAACCTATATTTCAACTGGTAACGATTACGATGTAGTCACCGCTGAAACTTTAGGCCAACTTGAATCGGATGATCCGGTTTTGGAAATCATTTCAATCGATAATTGCAGAGTTGATACCTCATGCGAAATCAACGTGAATGATGATTTCGACGGAACAATCACAAGCCCTGCGATGTCAATTGTGGCAAATGAGTTGATTGGTACACGCCCACCACGCCGTCCGAGATAATGGAGCGTAAGGACTTACATAGAGTTGCTAAAGCCGCTGCAATGGTAGTGGCTTTGGCTTCATCTATTTACGCATACAATGACCATGACGGGTTTTACTTCACTTACTGCATGGGTTTTTTTATTTCAGTCATTACAGGGCTTCTATTGGTAGCGTATTGGCCCGACCCGTTACTCAGAATACTATCAGGTGACGTTTTCTTATGTAGTCTTAACAACCTCTTTGACGAAACCATTGGCGACCCCTACATTTTCGGAACAAATGAAAAAATCTTCGCTATAATTATCGCAACTTTTACTGCAAGAAATTTATATGAACTTTATATAGATATTAAAAATGGAACACCCGACGCCAAATAATAATTATCTCGTTGAACTTTTAGAAACCTTTTTCGGGTTCATTGTTAAAAACCTATTAGGTATAGCATCAATAGTGTTTGGGGTAACGACTAAGATTTATATGATTAAACGCCAAGCAAAGCGGGTTAAACCTTCACAATGTTATGTAGCGGTTTTTCTTGCGGGTATGGCCGGAACAATTGCATGGTTTATTGTCAACGATGCCGGGGTGCCGGGCTATCAACAAGCCGTAATATGTGGGTTTACGCCTATCATCATTGAGCCAGTATCCCTTCGCGTCGTTCTATGGGTTGACCCCATCGTGGACGCAATCGGAGTAGCTATAAAACGATTTTTCACAAAACAAAATAAATAATTATGCACATCATCAATTTAATTCAAGAGCATTGGGAACCAATTACAACAGCTGCATTTGCGGTTTATGAAGTCATTATCCGATTAGTTCCGACGGCAAAGAGTTGGAGTCTGTTCACATTTTTAGATCGGTTAATTCCCGACCATGATATGCAAAACGAAGCACGATGACCACAATCCAACGCATTACAACCATACTATCAGGGTTAGGAATCAGCTATCATGTTCACTATGATTGCAACAATCCGAAAGCAGTAACCGTATCGACTTCATTAACGGATGCGATTCTATTCAAAGATGAATTGACCATAGCGGGTATCTTTTTTGAGCATATCGGAATTGATGACGGAGGCCCAACAACTAAAGTATTTTTATGATTGACCGCAAAAGATTATTCGATACGGTAAGGCCACTATTCGGTAAGTATACCGCAAAGCAGATACAAGGCATTGATGCCATAATTGATGAATACGAACAAAAGTATTCAGAAATAGGCATTAAAGGTCTGGCTTATTGTTTGGCTACTGTATTCCATGAAACCGCAAAGACCATGCAGCCAATCGTGGAATTTGGCAAAGGCAAAGGGTGTCCTTATGGTAGCAAAATCCGAATGGATAGAAAGCCGTACACAACGCCCGACCAATTATACTATGGACGTGGATTCGTTCAGCTCACATGGTATGAGAATTATCAGAAAGCGGGTAAAAAGTTAGGAGTTGATTTGCTGAACAATCCTGAATTGGCTTGTGATTTGCAAATTGCAACCGACATCATGTTTGAAGGCATGATACAAGGGTGGTTTACGGGCCGGAAATTATCACAATATTTTAGCCTAACAAAAACCGATTGGATAAACGCCAGGAAGATTATTAACGGGCGTGATAAGGACGTATTAATTGCCGGTTATGCTCAGGCTTTTTTCAATGGACTAAAATAAAAATAATGCAGCCGCATATAATTTTGAGGTATAGGTTTAAAAAGAACGCCCTGATGTGTCTACATCGGGGTTTGTTATTTAACACATTAAATTAATCATCATGCCGAAAAAAGTTAAAGTCGAATATAAAAAGCTACGATATGCAAGGGGTTACTTCTACACCCCTGAAAATAAAATTGAGATTGATAGCAGATTGGAAGGCGAAGAACTGCTTAATACCTTGATTCATGAATACACGCATTATTTACAGCCATATCTGGATGAGGCCCAAGTCGAAATGATTGGTGATAAGATGGCGAAATTTTTAATTGATAACGGATATGAAAGGACAAAAGATAACGGAGGTCGGTAAACTTACCATATGTCATACAAGCCAATAGACTATTATCAATATGACGCCCAGATAGCCGAATTACTACGGCAAGGGATGGCGCACTATAAGATAGTAGAAAAAATCCTAAACACAACCGCCAAAAGGGATGAAGACCCAATAGTAAGAGGCTTCAGGCGGTTTATAGCCCGACATGAAAAGCGGTTGTTAGATGAACATGAAGGCCTTTACAATGCGACAAATAATCTTGATGTTCCGAGTACATCCACTAAAAATATGTGGATTAAAAACAAGGAAGCGTCACTATTTGTAGTTAATCCGAATTATCGGGAGGCGGGCGAGTTAAGAGTTGAAGATATTGATTTTAGGGCGTTATTTGGAAAGATAAAGCCTTTTGAATATAAGAAGCAACCGCCCATAGAATCGGCTTTATTTGACCGCTTAGTTTACACCGATACGCACGTTGGAATGATGATTACCGATTATAGTTTATATGGCGGATTGTGGGATGAACATGAATTAGACAAGATGTGCGATAAGATGATTCAACATACTATTTTAAACAGAAAATCAAAGGTTTTATACATTGATGACTTAGGCGATTTTTTGGACGGATACGATGCACAGACCGTACGGAAAGGGCATCATTTACCGCAAAACATGGACAATCAAAAAGCGTTTGATGTGGGATTGAGGTTTAAAATTAAATTGATTCAGTCATTGGCTCCTTATTACGATAGTATCATTTGCCACAATGTATGTGAGGACAATCATGCCGGAAGTTTTGGGTATATCCTTAATTCAGCATTTAAAACAGCCATTGAAATGATGCTCCCAAATGTTGAGGTGGTTAATATCAGAAAGTTCATTGATTACTACAAGGTCGGGAAATACACATTTGTCATCAGTCACGGCAAAGATTCGGTTTCTTTGAAATTTGGATTCAAACCGAAATTGGATAAGATACAAGAAAACAAAATTGATAACTACCTGGATAGAAATGGACTAAAAGGAATTATCGAATTTAGCAAAGGAGATTCGCACCAATATTTATTTGATAGTTCGACCGCTCAAAGATTCAACTATTACAACTATCCAGCATTAAGTCCGTCATCATCCTGGGTGCAAGTAAACTTTCAACAAGGTATAAGCGGATTCATAAGTTTCAACTATTATGAAGATAGGAAGGTAATTAATGAATGCATCATCAATCATTCATGTATTGATTGATTAACCCTACATTGTCGGTCATAAATCGGGTTAATGTAGGGTATTTCGGACGATGAATAGACGCATGGTATTTCGTCTATTTGGGAGTTAGCGGCAATGCATCGTTAGAACAAACTGACAGCTGTTCCATTCAACAATTGCCTGCCCTTCGCACAGTAATCTGCATCAATTTCAAAGCATAAAAAATGCCTCCTGCTTTCTTTACAAGCTCTTGCAGTCGAAAAGCTACCTGCAAATGTATCAAGCACAATATCGCCTTCCTTACTGCTTTTTTCAATAAAGTATTTTATCAAGTTTACAGGCTTTTCGGTTGGGTGGTTTTCGTTATTGGTTCTAATAGTCCTTAAAATACTGCTATCACGCCCACCATTCAATTTTTTGCTTCCATTTGAACAAAATATAACCATTTCATAAGAAGGGCTGTAATCGCCTTCTAAATCGCCCATACCGCCAGCCTTCTTGTCCCATATCAATATATTTTTTACATTAAAGTAGTTTTGGATTACAGCCTTAAATTCATCTACTTTATGCCAACTGCAAAAAATATAAAGGTGAGCTTCAGGCTTGCACAGTCTTTTAAGTTCAACCACCCAACTTTCTAACCAGTCGATATTATCATCCCCTACTATTTTTTTATGCTTTTCTTTTCGCATATTACTTTGGTAACTCATCCCATAAGGCGGGTCTGTTACCACCAAATCC